ATCTTCTAAAACTTCTTCTACATCTTGAGCAATTAACCCATAATGAGTTCTTGTTTTATTATTCCATATATAAGACACAGGTTTTAATTTATTTATAAAATCTAAACCTAAATCTGTGTCTTTTATAGTATTTTTTTCATTTCTATCAGAAGTTTGAATTGTTCCATTTGTAGCATAAACATCATCCCATCTATTACCACTTGAACCTAAATCTACTGCATTATCTGACTGTGGCTGAAATCTAATTTGCGCACCTGTTGCAGCTGAACCAACTGCCATAGCTACGTCAGAAAGATTAACTACTCTTGTGCTTGTTTGAGCAATGTTTATATCGCCATTAGATTTTATAACCATTCTTTCTTGTACAGTTCCTGAAGTGTGTCTTGTACCAAACAACATATTTAATGCACCATTTCCACCAGCATCTTGTACAGTAATATTTGCAGCAGTAAAACTATCTTCTCCAAAACTTATACCTGCACCATATCTATTGGTTGTTTCAGGAGCAGATAAATGAATCATATGTTCACTTGGAACATCTGGATATGTAGTTATGTCTATATTATTATCAGGATAATCTCCTATTTGTAAATAAGTAGCGGGCGAAGTCGTGCCAATTCCTACTTTTATATCACCTGCACCTTCATTTACAAAATTTACGGATTTATTTAACCCACTACTGTACCCTATAGTTGCTTTAACAGCATCTTCTTTTATTTGGAATACACTACCTCCTAAACTATACATCCAAAATTGAGCAGTATTTCCTGAAGAGTTTTCTATAAACAGTCCTGATGTTGGATTTACGTTTCCTGAATGTGGACCTACATAAACAGCACCATTTACTTCTAACTTTGCAGAAGGCGAAGTTGTCCCAATTCCAATGTTTCCACTTGTAGGCAATATCACTAATCTTTCAGTTGTGTCTGTATGACTATATATAGCAAATCTATCATTTGTTTGACAATTTACATCCCAATCGTGAGCATCATTTATTAATCTTAAAGAAGCACTACTATTAGTTCCTGCTTGTAATTTAAGAACTGCTGAACTTGAATTTGTAACAGTAACAGTCCCTGAACTGTCTATACGCATTCTTTCTGTATTATTTCCATCAGTTCCTGAAGTAGAAAAACGCATTTCAGCATAACCGCCTGTTCCTGTAAAAAATGAATTGATACTATTCTTTATACCTGCTCCTGCCCCCGAGCCGTCATCTGAATGCCACTCTATACCACCTGCTAATTGATTAGCTTGTACTGTAACATCTGTATTATCAAATATCAATTTCATTGAGGTATTACCTGCACCACTATTTCTTCCTACTATATTTAGGTTTCCAGAACTATCTATACGCATTCTTTCTGTGTTGTTAGTAGCGAAACGCATAGCTGCATTTTCAAATAACCACATTTGACCATAAGTGCCATTATAACCAACTCTAAATCCATCTGCACTACCAGTTCCAGTTGATGCATCTTGAAATCCTATTTGAGTGTTAGAAGACGAATATAGATTTAAAGTAGTATTCATTGCAGTAGTTTTAATTCCTACGTTTCCTGAATTATCTATACGCATTGCCTCAGTTAAAGTGGCAGTTGAACCACTTGAAGTTTCTTGCACATAAAAGTTTAATCCTGATTGGTCAGTATCTCCATAAGTATAATTTGTAATAGCTGCTACTTTTCTGGTGCTACTTCCACCCTTTAGCCAAACTATACCACTACCAACTGCATTTGTTGCCGTGTTAGTAGTTTTCATTAGTATATTAACTCCTGAAAAATCAAGGTCATTAGAATCTGTTGTAAACGTACCGCTTGTTTTAATTGCAAGTTTACCATATCCAATAGTATCGTTAATTCCTACGTTTCCAGAACTGTTAATACGCATTCTTTCTTGATTAACAGTTCTAAACATAATTCTAGCGCCACTACCATTACCATTATCATCAGAACTAATAGTTAAATCATCATTATTAGTATATAGTTTAGCAGTTCCATCAAGTCGTAAATTACCAGTAGCAACACTTACAACCCCAGAACTATCTATACGCATTCTTTCAACTCTATTAGAAGAAAAATCATCGTCTATTTTATCTAAAATTAAGTCACCTCCATTGTGTCTAAATTCAAAGTTTTCATTTGTAGTGTCTGTTTCATCAAATCTAAATCTTGGCTGAACATCTGATATAGTAACATCACCTGCAAAAGTTGTAGCGCCAAAGCTATTAGAATTTCCTGCTGCCGTTACACTTGCTGAAAAAGTTCCTGTTGAAGCTGATAATGCCGCTATAGTCGTATTTCCAAAACTATTTGAATTACCACTTGCGGTTATACTTCCTGAAAAAGTAGCAGTTGTTCCCGTTAATCCTCCAGTCATTGTACCACCGGCTAATGGTAGTTTAGTTCCAATGCTATTAGCGGTTGTTGTTGCAAAATTTGGATCATCACCCAATGCTGCAGCCAATTCATTCAATGTATTTAAAGTACTTGGAGAGCTATCCACTAAATTAGCTATTTGAGTTCCAACGTAACTTTGTGTTGCGTAGCTGTTTGTTGTTAAATAATTACCAACCTCTGTTGGAAATGATGTAGCCGTCGCTACACTAGAAGAATTACCTAGCCAAAAATGATCGTTAGCAATATTGGGAATATCGTTTGTTCTAAGTATTGATGATACCAATAAGGATCCTGAATTACCACTTGCAGATCTTGCAACTTTAGCAATGTTTTGAATTAAATTACTGCCAGTAGGTTTTGTCATTGTAAGACCACCGCCAGCTTTTACATATACTGTATCATTTGAACTAGTAGATGTACCATCAATCGTGTTTGTTGTAATGTTTTTTAAATAACCACCAGTAATTGCATAACCTTCTGCATTTACAGCAAGTGTTGTTAATAACAATCCTGCCGCTGGCATTTTAGCACTATTACTTGCATCTGCTGGTGCTATTTGTAATCTTTCTGATGCTCCAACGTTACCTGTTATATATACTGGAGTTCCTTTTGCAATACTTGAATTATGTGTATTTTTTACAGGTATAATTACCGATCCTGCTTCTAAACTATCCGATTGTACAGCTGATGCAATACTTACAACTTCTATAGCCACACCATTCGCAGGTGCTGTATCAAATGTTAATGTAGTTGCATCTACTGTATATGTATTTTTAAATTGATAAACACCATTTAAAAATATAAATGTTTTTATTTCATTATCTATTTCCTGGCCTAATGTAAATGCTGTATCATTCCCATTACCTGTAAAGTTATCTTGATATAAAACAGTAGGCCCTGTATTAATGCTTGAAATAGAAATAACCTCTATACTGTGACCACTAATTGGTGCAGTTGTAAAGGTTATTGTTGATCCCGATACGGAATACGTGTCTTTTTCTTGATAAACACCATCTATGTATATTTGTGTTTGGTCTTCATCAGTAATTGAATTCTGCAAATCAAATGTGGTAGCACTACCATCACCTGTAAAATTATCTCTATATATTACAGATGCCGCATCAGGTGATATATTTTCAAAAGCTAAATTACCCGCACCGTCGGTAGTTATTACTTGACCGTCGTTTCCATCTGACGCGGGAAAAGTATACGCGTCGTTAATCTTTATATTACTAAGAAAGCGATTTGCCATATTAAATTATATTATCCTACTTTACTAATAAGAACTTGTATTTTATTTGATGCTGGCGCTGCAGTAAACGATACAGTTACTGTATTAGTGTTTGTTCTAACAACATCAGCATAAACAGTTTCATCGGTATCAATATGGAATAGTTGAACAATAACATTTTTACTACCTAAATTATGAGCTACAGCTATGGATGTTGCTGATCCATCGCCTATTGTAGCCGCAAAAGATGTAGGGATTTTATATGTTGTTAATGCAGGTGAGCTCGCATGATTGTAAGCTTGAAATTCCCAATCGTCGTCCGTTTCATTCCATTGTAAAATAGCGTTGGTAGTATTACCTCTTTCAACTTCTATACCTGCATTTTGAGAAGGTGTCCCTGTTTCATCTGAATTTAAAACTATAATATTGTCTCCAATATTTACAGTATTTGAATTTACGGTAGTTGTCGTTCCCGATACAGTTAAATTTCCAGAAACTATTAAGTTACCAGAAACTGTTGGGTTTGTAACTAATCCAATTGTTATTTCATTGTTGCTTACTGCAGTTTCAATTTCGTTTGCAGTTCCAGAAAATGTTAATGTATCAGTTCCTAAAGTTACATCATCGTTTGAACCAGAGTCTGCTGCTATAGTTAAATCTGTACTAATAGTTGCTGTGCTGGCTGATGTAATTTGTCCTTGTGCATTTACTGCTATAACTGGAATTGCTGTTGAAGACCCGTAAGTTGCTGCGGTAACTCCAGAGTCCGCTATGTTTAAAGTTACAGTTCCACCAGTACCGCCACCTGATAAACCAGTGCCGCCAAGTACACCTGTAATATCACCTCCTACTGAAACCCAGGCTGATCCGTTATATACATGTATTGATTTGTCCCCTGTGGAACTATCATAATATATTTGACCCTCTGCTGGATTTGAAGGTGCATTTGCAGAAACTTCAATTACTGCATTTCGTAATTCGTTTTTCTTTAAATCTATGTGTGTTAAATATTGTAAAGCCATATTATTTAGTTTGCGTACACTTTAGCAGAGAAGGGTACATTGAATGTTATTTTGAATGAGTTTGTATTTATATGTTGAACATCACCTATTATATGAGCCCCCGTTGTATCTACTGTTGTTACGGAAGGAAATTTATTTAAATTGTGATTTATTGTTACTGGATTATTTGCAGTAAAGGAAATTTCGTTTGAAACAAACGTTTTATCAGTTTGTCCTTTTGGAGAATAAGATAAAGCATAATGTTTGTTTTCTGTTATTACACCATTACCTTCTATAAAAGTTAAATAAAAATCGGTTTGGTTTGCGGTATTAGATGATACTGTTGCTGAGTACAATGCAAAAGTATTTTGGTCATCTGTTTGCGTTAACATAACAAATAACCCATTAAAATAATTTAAGTATTGAGCAATATTATTTTGATTGCTATTTAAATGATGAAAAATTAAATGTGTTATAGTACTAAGATTTGTACCATTTGCACCGCCGCCACTGATAACAAAAGTGCCAGCGCTTGGTGCATTTGTAGAGGCTTCAAATTTATATATAACCTGTCCATTAACATTTAAAAGACTGGACTTATTTAAAAAATCAGCTATATCTTGTAATTGGAAATTCTTAGTTCCTGAAGAAGAATCTGTTCCAATAAGCAAGTCTGTTTTTGAAACGTCTGTATCTACATTATAACCACTAATTTTAGCCATTTACTATTTTATTTTTTAAATAGGCTTGTAGCTTTTTCAGTTGTTCTACCACCGAAATATGCTAAAACCACACTCATCATTACTTTTTCAAACGTATCGTTCCAGGTTTCGCCTATATGAAATGGTATTGAATCTACACTGTCAAGCAAGCCAGCAACAGAAAATATAACAATACACCACACTAAAACCAGCGGGCGTACATTTTTCGAAAGCCAAGAATCTGACATGGAATCTGCTTGCCACCTTGAGGTGATTGCTTCCATTTCTTTATTTTGTTGTTCAAATATAAGTTGCTGTAATTTTATTTTTTCTTCACCGCTTACATCAGACTTACCAATAGCCGCAATAGCTTCAGCAGGTGTTGTAACACCACTGATTATATTACCTAATGCTGGGCTAGCAAGTGATGCGGCTCCAAATAATAATTTACCTACAGTAGTTTCTGCAAATTTCTTTTTTGGTTTACTCATCTTTTTTTCATTTTATATGGAACAATTTTATTCAATGCATTTTGTCTAGCTTCACAACCACACGGTATGTTTAAACCAGACGATACTCTATCAACTACATGCTTTATGCCCGTGGCTTTTGTAAATTTTGCTATTGAATCTCCTAATCCTCTGCTTTTCATTTTAACAGTTCCATTTTCTTCTAGCTGCTCTACCTCTTTCGCTTGTCCAGCTACGAGATCTAGCGCAGAATGATTTTCTTCTTTTCCAAGCCTTACTACCTCTTTTTAATTTAGAAGGTGGAGTTGTAACGGCTGTTTTAAGTTTACTACCAGGATTATCTCTCCTGTATTTAGCAACGCCTTTTTTTGACATACCGCCACCAGCTTTAGCTCCTGTTCCGCCTTTCTTATTAACTTTAGTATAATAGCCTTTAGATTTTTTTCTTGATGGTGCGTTTTTACTTGGCATAACTATTTTTTCTTTTTCTTTCTTAGCATTTTAAAATCAGCGCCTGTAATTTTATTATACGGTGGTGCCATTTTAGCTATTCTCATTTGGTTAGCTGTTAATTTTTTTTTCATTTTTTCCCGTATGATTTTTTCTTTGACATTTTTTTATAGGACTTTTTAGTTTTAAGTCCACCACCTTTTTTACTTTTTCCTGGCATAACTATCTGTTTTTATCTTTGATCATATCATCTATAGCTTTATTATAAACTTTATCTGTATACGATCGGTTATTAAAAAATTTACTTCTTGATCCTGTTGGCAAGTCTTCTTCTGCAAGCATTATACGATATATTCGTTTAATTAATTGTTTGCATTTAAAACTTGTTTTGTATATTGTGTATTTTTGAGTAATACGATTT